ATACGAATAATTTCGTCTTTACGTAAGTGGAACCAAAGTTCCTCAGTTACCGGTTCTCCGGTGATTAAGTTGTTGTAAGTTACTGTTTTAGAAATCATCTCTATACTCCTTTAATGTAGATTTATATTTCATTTTGAATTTTTAGACGCCAGCACGACCTTAGCTGTCCAACCCCTTTCCCGCGTCTTTAAATTCTAATTACCCAGCGACAAGACCAAGAGTGGCAAACACTTCTTCTGGTGATGGAAGAGTTGGTTCTGCATCAGCAGATCCATAAATCTTCTTCTCAAGCTCAGCAAGTTTGTCTTTGTCAACCAAAGTGCTGTTGATTTCAACGTGCGCAGTTGGCTTCATACCAGGAACTGGAGTTGGAACAGTGTCGAAGTCCCAAGAGAACTCGAGAGCATCTGGGCTTTCGTTTACTGTTTGGTATTCTTTACTTGATACACCAGCAGATGCTGAGTAAACAAGGTGAAGAATATAACCATGATCCAAACCTTCAGTGTCGTTACCGATACCAGTACGGTATGAAAGACCGAAGTCAGAACGAGCTTGACCAGAAACGGTTACACCAGCAAGTTCCTTCTTACTACCACCAGCATTCGTCATAGGGCTGCGTTTACCTTGACATTTGTTCCATTCTTGAGGGTAAGTATACGCTGAAATTTGTCCTTTAAAGCGTTCATCAGAGCGCAAGTTAAGATACTTTTTGTTGTTAGCATATTTAGCAGTTGACTCTGCTCCTTCTGGTGATTCTGAGACTTTAGTCAAGCCATCCCAAGCCACACCTTTTTCGTAGGTACCATCACTTTTCTTAAGGAAAAGAACACCGTTGTCAACACCGTATTCGTATAAACGTTTAGTATCCTGATCCCAAACCAATTTTGTCATTTAAAAATTCCTCCAAATATTAAGCTTCTGAGAATTCGCCAAATGCATTAATGCGTTCACCGTTCTCAACATTACCACAAGCAACATAACGTCGCTTACCACTAGTTGCACCGATGTAAGACAACCAACGATATCCATCAGCATCCATCCACTGATCATAGATGAATGTTTGTCCTGGTGTGTAAACTTCCACAATTTCGGCAGTAAGATGTGGTGCGGTACGGACATTAAGTCCAGCGACCATTACTGTGAATTTTGCAGTTTCTTCGTTTACAACAACCTCATCTTCAGGAGTCTCTGGTTGAGGTGCGATGACTGGATCTCCTTGAGGAAGACCGGTATAAGGAGGATAGAACCATCCAACAATACCATCGAAGTTACGTTCATTATACCGCGCAGGACCACCAACGTATAATGAATCAGCATTTCCGTCAATGTTCTGCTCAATAGTTTTGATCGTATACCCATCTGAGTCTTCAATAACAAGACCTGTATGACCATAAGGATGTCCACACAGATAAGTTGTGTCCATAACAAAGATTGCACCAGCTCTAGGGTTTACACCAACGGCATCATACACTACTTCATAGCCCAAGCTAGCCGCGGAATCCAATAGATCAATAGCATTGCCCCATAGAATCTTACCAAAATAAATTTGGGAGATACTATTTGGTAAGTCAACGCATTGTGTACCATATGCGCCATCTGCGTCAGTACCAACGCCTTGATCTGCTAAAGAGCGAGCGTAATTAATAACCTCTTCTACTGTAGCCAAATCAATATTCCTTTCTACTCATAAACCACAAAAACTTTATGATATAAACCATCAACTTTATATTCTGCACGAAAAGAAACAAATCTAAATAAAGATGTAATTTTAATAAATATATTATCCGAACTTTCTTTAGACATATATGTTATTTTATACCCCATATTAGTCATATATGGCTTATTATTAGCCTTTCTAAGATTAAAATCTTCTCTAACAATAACGCATGCGGGATATTTTAATAACTGATCTTCAGGTGGAGTAAAATATATATTAGGACATATCTCTTTCTTAAGCAACTCAAGAAAATCGTTCTTAGCTTTCATATTTTATTCCATCCTATCTATATCGGCATCCAATGGCGGTTTTGATGATAGTATATATGTCAACAGAGAATATATCTTACTTTCTCTTGAAATAAAAATATGATCTACATGATCCGTATATTGTTTATTATCAATATATATACTCATATTACTTAAAGGCGAGCCTTTTTTAGGCAATCCATCGATAATAGCAAACCCATCGGCATAAATCGCATTCATTAAACGTACGGCCAATGCAGTATCTGTATCTAAATTCGATATATTCGGATTGTTTCCACTAGTATTCGATATAGTAGAACTAATATACTCTAAAAGCGTAATAAAACGATTACCATCCCATACTTGAATCATATTATCAATTAGAACCAATGCCCCCTTATGAAGTGAATCTTTATCAGGGACATCATCCATAAGAACTCCTAGTTGATCAAAACTCTCAATTTTTAAATCATTTTGAGATTTTCGGGTAGCCTCGCCAAGCCTTTGCTCCAACTCAGACTTAAGTTCAGATATCTCAATATCTTCAACAGTTAAAGCAACTCGAGGAGGATAAGGACGAATTGAACCAACTTTATAAAAGGTTCCCATATATAAAATATGACTAATCCTATTTACTCGATCAGAAGCATCGTTTGGCAACAGAACATCAAATTTAAGTTTCGACTTTACATTCTGATTAACAGAATTATCATCTTCTATATTAAAAGTTTTTGCAGATATACGAGCAATTAATAAAGGGGAAACGGTATATCGATACCGATACTCCCCAATTTCAACTTCTTCTGTTTCTTTAGAACGGAAGATAAGTCTAATTCCAGCTTTTGTCATATCGTTACCTTCCTAACCTTCAAAGATTATTCGGCTTTTTTAGGTTTCTTTGGTTTTGGAGAAGTTTCTACATCACCGAGTTTCTTTTCTTCCTCGGTCATAACAACGCCATTAACCGCTGCATCATAATCTACAGCTTTAGCACCCACACCTTTGAATTCAGTTGGGTCTGTTTGAACAGTCCAAGTTGGTTTAGTCTTAAGACCAGTAGAATCGAAGTTAGTAGCAGTTTCTTCAACGGCTGCTTTATTAGTTACGGTAACAACGATGAATGATTTAGGTGTACGGATAGCACCAGACATGCGAGCATGCATCAAGTATTTATGTTGCATGAAGTCGATATCAAAGCTATCGAATGTAGCGATGTCGCCGTTCTTAGACATACCGAATTGATAGTCTACAAGGTTACCAATGATGAATGTACCTTGAGGCATTGCACGGTATTCAACCACTTCATCACACATGAAGTAAGCAGCGATGTTTGCGTTACCAGGAACTTGGTTATTGTCCATAGATGGAGCATACAAGTAACGACCGTTCTTGTCTTTAAGAGTCTTCAATTTAGCCAAGTCAAATGGGTTGATGTAAAGACATGGTTTACCAGAACCTTGGTATGCAGGGAACGCTTTACCAATAACTTCGTCAACAGCAGTTTCAAATGAAGTAGCTTCAACTTTGATAACAAACAATGGATCATCTTTGATGATAGGACGAATGTGTTTTTCGCTGATCTTTTCAGGGTTACGTTTACCGTCAGAAAGTGTCAATGGACGTCCGTCAGACAAGAAAGCAGCTTTAACGATTTCTTCTTTGAACTTAGCCATTTGGACTTGTTGGATAAAGTTAACTGCTGCAAATCCACCATCTTGCAAGTCGATCAAGTCATCATGATCAATTGTTTCACGACGTTGAACGGATCCCGGAGTAGTTTCACGGAAGTAAACTTCTTCGATAGAATCAAGAGTTTGGTTACCTTTGATGTATCCACGAGCACGAGCTTCGTCTTCTGTAAGGTTAGCAAACATATTTTTAACACGAGGGAGTGGTGATTTACCGAATTGTCCCATGATCTTGTCAATGTTAAGCGAACCTGGGTTGTATACATTGATACCGCCGTTTGTAGCAGGTTGAGGGAACAATGTTTCCATACCAACCAAACCGTGTTGAAGCGAGTCTTCACCTAAGATATCATTAGCACGCAACACGCCAGCAAATGAAGTAGCGTTACCTTGAATTGCGCTTTGTAGTAGGGTATCCAATTCTGCTTCTGTTACAGCAGGGGTAGTTCCTTGGAATTGATTATGTTTCAAAACTTCTTCTCCTTCAAAAATAGAATGTGCGACAGTATCGCCAGATTCGGATGATTCGCCATCACCATCTGTATCTTCCGATGTATCATCACCATCAGAGCCTTCAACGGTTTCTACGTTTTCATCCAAACCGTTAACTTCTAACTCATTTTGAGTTTTTTCATCTTCGCCTTCAGCCTCATCTTCGTCTTCAGCTAAAGCGGCATCAACATCTGCTAATACGCCAGCGAATAAGATTTGAAGTTCTTCATCCGACAAGTCTTTTAGCAGTTCTTCGTATGTACGAGACATGTGTCCCTCCTTTTCACCTTCTAACTCATCATCCGTATCGGAATGAATAAGTTCCTGCGTGATACCAGTATGAATGGTAGCACGATCGCTTTCATACTCTTCAGTCCCGTACGCGCTATGAATCATTACATGTTCGATCAGCGCTCCAGGGTTGGCTCCTTTAAGAACTAAACTAACTTCATAGATTTCTCCATGAACCACGTCGTTACCGTTCTTACGGATACCGCGAGCCCCAATAGACATAGCATTTACATCACCATGTTTTAGCAAGACTCTCATGTCTTGAGCATGTTCGGTATCATTAAGATATCCATACCCATAAACACCCTGGTCACGATGCTGAAGTATCATGTACCCCAACACATTTGAGGGACTGGAGTAATCGTGTTGCCATACGATAGGTACTTGGGCGCCATCATTTTGTAGGAAAGCGTCATGACGAATTGTCACGCCATCAGTACATTGAATGTCGTTTTTAGTAACCCATCCGGCAAAATCTGCCTTATTGCGCAACTACTTTTCCTCCATAAAAATTTTTATACATCCAAAGGCTGTCCAAATTCATCTACCGGATTTCCGTCCGCATCGACATACCCACCTTGGCCATCGCTATAGATGCCTGGATATCCTTGGGTTGTACCATCATAACC